ATTTTTGTTAAGTTCGGGCTCGTTAGCATCAATAGATTCACCGCGAGAGGTGTAGTATTGAGGACCAGTTTCAGGCAGAGTTTCATTGTTCCAACCCACATTAGTGTGCAGAGAGGAAATGTTACCACCGTTAATCAGGTCGGCAACCTTCTCAGGAGTGTTGTAAAACTCATTCAGAACACGACCATTGAAGGAAGGATAACCATCCCAGTGGCAATACACAGAAAGAACAGATTTGTCCTTGAGTTGGATGCCGATGCGGGAACGAGTGCCCATTGCTTGCTTTGGTTGATTACTTCGTAATTATAGGGCATAAAAAAGGGGAGCGGTGCTCCCCTGTGCCACTTCTTAAAGTGTCCTATTGTTGTAGTAAGTGCTCTCACACTTAAAATAGATTCTTAATTGGATAAATTTTGGATCTTTGTATTCAGTTTGTTTTGGTTTTGAGTATTGTCTGTTAGGATTTCGATGGATTAAAATGTGATCGTATTTGGATGGGGTCATAAACTACCATAAGGCAGTTTATATATGGTATCAATCGTCGTAAATCAGACACTCAGGTTCAGATGGATTTTGGTCACAGAATAGTTCCAAATAATTTGGGTCATGATGATCACCTGCCTCAATCTCCGCTTTATGATTTTCAGCATATGCTTCTAAGTCATGAAGTTCGCCCTCAATGTGACGGCGCATTTGTGGAGATACTGTAGGATCGTGGAGGATTTCTTTATCCTTCTCGATGTGTTGTTCGATGCTATCCATTAGCATTTTTTGTAATATGATGTACTTATTTATTTTAATCAGTCGTCCAATGGGTTGCAAGTCCGCCAATGTTTGCCAGCACCCTTAAGTCTTGAAACCAACTCATCAGCGAACGCTTCCATCTTATCAGGGTGAATTTGCTGGATTCCCGCATCTTTTACAGCATTTTCAATACTACTAACCTCATTTTGGTCAAGTTTTCTACCGTTTGATGGAAGTGTCATAGGGTGTCTGCCTGTACTGATGTATTTTAGCGTTTCCGCATAAAATTAGTTATGATCTTTAGATTCTCTTTGGGATTGTGTTACAGTTCTCAATCATCAGTAAAGAATTGACCCCAGGAACCTGAACTTCCTTCTTCTCTACTTTCAAGTTTGTCTAGGATAGAATCTGTAGATTTTAGACTCTCAATCCTACCAATCATTTCAGCAATAACACCACATACCATAGGGCGTTCTTGTCTTGCAGCAAATGCAAGTGCATTACGAAGAGATTGTTCTGCTTCTTTAAGTGATTCTTCTACTGATTTTGATAATGCCATTATTCCGGAAGTTCTGTATAATCTGGAGTTTCTAAAAATGGATTGGGTCGATTTAGATCATTACGATTGTAATCATACCAATAAATTGATTTTCTAGCGTAAGGTTGATCGTTGTCATTAGTTGCTGTAAGATCGTATGAATAATCTTGCGATGGTTCATTGAAACGAACAACATCAAGTTTACTCAAAAGTTCTTTGCCTTTGCAAACTTCTGATTGATGTTTGATCATATGATCTCTAATAACTCTTTCGACTTTTCTATACAGGTCCATCGAGTCCCTCCTTTACTGCTTGTTCAACAATAGTTTGAATCTCCTGAGTTGTCATTCCATTCAAGAAACTCCACTTTGGATCATCTTTATCCCATTCAAGAGTAAATGATCCATCTTTGTTTTGTTCCACTTTTAGTGAATCGCTGGTGGCGATATTAGCATCTTTCATTTTTATTGAACTCCTTACGACACTTCTTTACTTCTTTAAGTTCATTCTTTATCATCTGATATGCATCTTCAGAAGATATTCTGTTTGAGAACTCCATAGCACAGATGACTTCAACACGAGTGCCGAAGTGTTTCAATGCTTCTTCAAAACAATTCAGTTCTTCATACATTGTTCTAATTCACTCTGAAGTTTATGTAGTTGATTTTGAACAGAAATCATCTCACTTTGTAAACGACCGATCTTTTCATCGTGTGCTTTGATCCACTCTTTATAGATGATTTCATCCATCTCATCATCATAATGATCAGAAAGATTGTGTCGTTCAATCGCCCAGGATGGGGGCGTTGATGTCTTCCAAGGATACAACATATCCTCTAGTTCCATCACAACGCCCCACAACCAAATGTGAAACTTACGGATCACAATTTACCACCAACGACACCAGAGTTTACAACACGAGTGTAATCTTGAAGAGAACCATCTTGAGCACATTTAAGATGCCAACGTGACATTTCAATCACCGCATCTTTAGTTGCACCAGTAAGAAAGTGTTGACCAAGTGGATTTTTTAAGATGCTAGTGAATAGACCGAAGCGTGTTTCTTTGATATAGAAAGCATCATCATACCACACAACATCATCAGGGATATTTTTTTCTACAGTGCCACCGTAGGAGTCACTGAGGGTTGGTTTCTTGTCCGTCTGAATCATCTTCTTTAGTTTCTATTTGATCTCGAATGAATCCGAAAGGTCCAATCTTACCTTCATCTTCCATTCTTTTTTTCATAACAACAGCACCAAGAGACTCCATAATTTTCAGGATGTCCTCTGCTTTTGCACCTTCACCCAGTTGTTTTGCAACGTAAAAGTATTTGTCGAAGAACTCTCCGCTATACTTTTCGTAGTCTTCAACCGTTATTGACTTGTCTTTCATGAGGTCGCTTCAAATTAAGGTTTGCAATTTTACGTTCAGTATCTTTAGTTGTCTTGTGAAGTTGTGCCACAGCAGCAACAACTTCTGGGGTTTCTTCCCACTCCCAAGTATCACCTTTTGTAGATACAAATTGTCTGGTAGTCATGAATAAAACTCCCTAGCGTTTTTAAGTGTGGTAAGCAAGTGCATGTTACCTTTGAAGTATCCTAGCACAATAACACTCAATGTGGCAAGTATCACTCCAAGAAACATAAGAGATGGAATGATAGGATCTTTAGGTAAGGTTGTCGATTGCGTAACTTCCTTTTCTAAGTTTGTATCTGGCGATGTGTTTGTCTCTGTGTTGTTCACACTCGAAGTGACAGACTCGTTTGTCTTTTCCATCTTGATACTCTAATCTAAAAGGAAATGCTGAAAATGGATGTAACTCACTGATCGGAAGATCTTTCCTCTTGAACGTAGGTTTCTTCGTGGCAGTTTTTCTTACCGAAGGTTTCTTCACAGGTGTTGATGAAGGTTTCTTCGCTTTGGTTGTTGTTTTTGCTTTGGGTTTGCCAGGTGCCGTATTCTTCTGGCGCGTAGAAGTAGTCTTTGAACTCTTTGCCTTCGCTTTCGGAGTTGTAGTAGGTTTCTTCTTTGGCGGCATTACTCTCCAATGTCATGAATTACAGGTTGTTCGTGTATAAGAACCCGATAAAGTTCGGGATTGTTACCAGCACTCACAGGGATAAACTCTGTGTCTGCGTTAAACTCATCATCTCTAACTGCCTGATTGATTACAATCGAACCTTCAGAACCAGAAATGCTACGATGATAAGTTCCAATGGGAACTACCAGAGCCCCACTCTTACGATTCATATGAACAATATGGTAAGGAAACTTCCAATCAAAGTTCACAAGTTCAAACGTTCTTTCACCTGAGAGGACACGATTATGGTCCACTTGATGATGATGGATGTAGAACTGTTTTGCACCGATTGCATCGTCTGGTGGTGAAATTGCTGGTCCTTCGTGTACCACAAGATCAGATGCGTTTGAATCATCTACACTAATATCATAGAATACAACTGCGGGTGTCTCACGAAACACCCGATGTTTACGAAACTGAACACTCATTTGAAACCTTTACTCTTCTTTTTAGGTTTGTCTAGCACCTCAATATGTGAAAGGAATACTTTTCGATTCCACCAAATTTCTTGTGCTGACATATAATCTTCAACTACAATGCTTTCACCATTTTTTCCTACAACTTTGTAGTGGTGACGATCATAGTCTTCATAAGATGATTGCTCAAAGTATTGAGGATCATCAGGGCGAATTAGTTCCATCAGATTTCTTTTGATGGTTAAATTCTATCACATACTTCTCACAAGTGGTAGTTCGATCTGTTACAATAAAATGCTTTAATTTGTAATCCTTATCTAACTTTTCCCCAATGCTGTGTAATTGCCACATTATTTCATTGTTCTCCTTCGCGTCCATTTAATGACTCTACTGTGTATTGATACCCACTATCTATCACATCATCGTGTAGATTTGCAATATCTTGTAATCCCTCTACTGAATACCAAGGTGCGGTTTCCCAATCAAATCCTTCACCAAAAGTATTATCTGCATTTACAATATACCAATGACAAGACGTGTCAGGAACATCAACAGCACAAGTAGACCAATCATCAGACCATTGTGGGACTTGAACCCAAAGAGTAACTGCAAAGAAAATACTTAAAATAAGGTTCATGAAAACTTGAATTTATCCTTAAGATCCATAACCTTATTTACCTCATCTACAGCAGCAGACATTCTTGCAGACAGAATATCCATCATATCACCGAAGATGACCTCGTTTTCAACATAATCATCAAAATACTTGTCTAACGCCTCCTTCAAGTACCTTTTACGGTGCCACTCTGGTGAATAGGGTTTGTAGTCCATGATGTGGAGTTTATTATGGTGCTAGTATAGCACTATCTATTGCGTGGGTCAAGTCCCATATCTTCAAGATATTTTATCCACCAATCAGGATCTTTTATCTGTCTCCAATTTGGAACAGGTAGATTATTCTCTACAGTGTAATACTGATAGAGTGCTTCATCTATAGTCTGTGCGATCTCCATATTCTTCTTCCTCTTCGTCAACATCTGCATATGCATCTGCCACATAAGGTCCGTGTGGTTTTTTGGATTCTGCTCTGACATACTTTCGCTCGTCGTTTACTGCGGAGAACCAAACTGCTACCTTCATTACAATCCAAATCGCCGCTATTGGTGATAAACAAGCAACTAGGACTAATGGTTTCATAGTATATTATTTTCCTTGAAGTAGTTTAATGTATCCTTCAACCCACCAATATGTCTGAAACCAACATTAACTTGTGGATATTCTGCCTCTTCACCAAACTCTTCAACAAATCCTCTTGCTGAAAAGTGTTGATTCAATTTATATTCTAAGATTTGAAAATTGAGTTTTTCTAAGAGTGTCTTTGCACGTTCACATTCCAAATTTCCATTGCTGTAAATTACTGCTTGCATTTGTCCATCCATTCGTCGATTTTTTCTTGAGTTGGTACAATGATTCGGAAAGCGAGTCCTTCCTCCTCAAACTCTTTATTCATTTTTTCATATGTTTCTGGTGTGATCTTTTCAGTCACGTTGCCTCCAATCATCAGGTTTATCACGTTGGAACCAATCTACAATTTCATCAGCACCATCAAACCCCGTTTTGTAATTAGATGGGTCGGGGTCTCCTAATCCCATCTTATTCATAAAATCGTCCATACTGCCCTCTTGAATATCTTGTGATGCTTGGCGACGTGCTTTGTTCAACCAATCTCTAGCGAGAGTATGTGCTTTAGCAAGTTTTTCTGCCCAAATCATATCCTCTAAAGGAACTTCTTCGTTGTTTGCAATACAACGACAAATAGATTCAAGACGAAGACGGTATGCAGTAGATAACATAAATTTATGTCTCTTTATCTTTATTTATTTCTACCATCAATTCTTTAGCTAATCGTAAAGAACGACGATATATCATATATTTTACCACAGGATTCCTAGGATTGTTAGTCAACCACCACCAGTGGCGTTTTATTTCAGTATTTGCTAACTTTGACACATATAAAAAAGCGGCAGCAGCACGTTCATCAGTTACGATGATATATGCCACTACCGCAAACATCCCCAAGAGGATTATGTGTGAGTCCATTAGTGGAACTCCTCATTCCTACGACTGTCAAGATAGCGAACAATTTCTTCTCGCCATTCCATCAACTCATTAAAACACTCCTGATTGTGAGCACATTGACGGAGTTCATGATCTGGTTTCAGGACACTCTCATAAAAAAGACCAAGAGCATCTTTACGTTTTTCGTGTTTTTGATCGGTCATTTGCGTGACTTCTTTTTAATGGTTTTCCGTTGGTTGCTGATAAAATCAACAGATTGTTTGTAAGTGCTGAGCACCTTTACTTGACTGCCATTATGTATAATGATGAACTTCTTTCCACAAGGAATTGCTGCCCAAAGTCCATCATTCGTTACATAACCCAGGGGATCTTTAGGTTTTGCATCAAGGATTGAAGGATAAGGAACAAAAGGTTTTAGAAACCCCATTAGAATACAGCAGTAACGCTTACAATAGTACAACCAGGGTTGCGAGAAAGTGCCACATTTCTGGCATCTTCATAGTCAACTGCAACCACAATTTCATCGAAAACTGTGCCTGCTTTGAACAGAGTAACTTTGCACTTCATGATAATTCAGCGACGAACAACGGAGATTGCAGGTTCACCCTGCTGGAACACGGTATCAACAACCGCCTGAACGCTTCTGGCGGTGCCTACACCCACTCTATCATAAACTGGAACACAAACCAACCCGAAGGTTTTCTGAGCACCTCCTAGGCGAATTACACGCCCGATAGATTGGGAGATACCAATGTAGTCCATGTTTCGCATAAACAACACGGCATCCAAACCCTTGACATTGATACCTTCAGAAAGAATTGAGTGGTGCATAACAACAAACCGCTCATCACTTTCACCCCAAGCGTTCAGAGTTTTGAAGAACTCTTCACGGGTAACTTTCTGTCCATTGATGATTGCACCAGTCTTAGATGTAATCAGCATCCAGTTGTAACCTCGGGATTGAAGTTCAACACAGAAGTCACTGTCAGAAACCAAACGCATAATTTGCTTGGTAGAACGTGCAGCAATCAGAATTTTGCCAGGTTCATTGTCATCAATAGTTTCAAGCAGGTTTTGACAATCAGATTGCTGATACTCACCACGGGGCAGTTCCTTCACAACAACTTTAGGAGGAAGAATGTAACCCTCTTCAACCAAATGTGGAGCACGAACTGTGCAGATAACCTGCCCATAAACAGCAGGATCATTCATCCCAGGTTTGAAGATGGTAAGAGAGTGTTTAGGAGTAGCAGTGAAAAAATAGCAGCGGTCAGCGTCAGCAGAAAAATGTTCAGTGGCAGGGAAGAAATTACGCTGGACAGAATTGTGCGCTTCATCAAAATAAATCGTGTCGATGTGAATACCACTCTCTTGAATACGATGCAGAGAGTGGTAGGTAGTGAAGATCAGTTGATTGCGATATGCTTGACGATGCCAGTTGGCAATCAGTGCTGGTTTTGTACTGCTGAAGTGCTCAGTTTCGCCACTGTGAACGTGATAAACAGCAGCGTTGTTAATAACCTCCAGAAACTCCTTACAGAGTTGTTCTGCAAGCAGAATACGAGGAGCAACAACAACAATGGTAGTAGAACCAACCTGATCAAACTGTTGCTTAGCATCGTTGATCATACACAGAGTCTTACCACCACCCGTGGGGATGATGACTTGACCCTTGTCGTGCTGCTGCATCGCTTCCAGTGCTTCCTGCTGGTGGGGGCGAAGGGTGATCAAGTGGTGTCCTGTTCAGTATGGATATATTATAGCAGAAAGGGGTTCCCGAAGGAACCCCCT